ACAAACAAACTAAGGAGTCAAAGTGCCTACCACAGTAATCACGGGCAGAGATGTTACCTTCACTATCGGTGGTAACACTTTCGATGCTCAAGCAACAAGCGCAGTTTTAACTGGTACAACAAACCGCCAGACTTACGAAACTTTGGATGGCAAAGCCTACAAAGTAATCGATAACGATTTCACACTTGCTGTTGAAATGTTGGCAGACTGGGGCGCAGCAGGATCTCTATGCGAGATTTTATGGGGCGTAACAGAGTCAGCACCAAACACAGGAATCAGCACAGTATTTACAGCTGCATCAGGCGCAGTATTTACTTTCCAAGTGCTACCATCATGGCCATCAGCCGGTGGTGCAGGAAATGATGCACAGACTGTATCTTTAACATTCCAAGTTATTGGAGTGCCAGCAGAATCATTTAGTTAATAAATAGAAACGGGAGCAACTAATGAAACTACCAATTACAATTGAATATAGCTCAGGCGAGCAAGCAACTTATATTGCCCAACCGCCTGAGTGGCAAAAGTGGGAAAAGTCAACTGGAAACACAATCGGTCAAGCCCAAGAAAAAATGGGAATATCTGATTTAATGTTTTTGGCATACCATGCACATAAAAGAGAAGCTGCTGGTAAAGCAGTCAAACCTTTTGAAACTTGGTGTGAAACAGTTACTGATGTAATTGTTGGTGATGCAAACCCAAAAGCCACCCAGCAGGAAGCCTAAATCGCTTATTGGTTCAACTGGCAATTGCCACAAAGATTCCAATGAGTGAATGGGTTGATGCAGACGACATAATGACAGCATTAGAGATATTGGAGCAGAGGAATGGCAAGTGAAGCAATCGCTTACAATCGCTCTGACTTGCGCGATATTCTTAAGGCTTTCAAAGCGATGGATGACCAAGCAACAGAGGAAGCAAGAACTCAATCTGCTGCTTTGGCGTATTTTGCATCAGAAGAAATTAAATCAACAGCTGCAACAAGAACAAAGTCGGGTAAGGCAGTTGTTAAAGTCGCGGATGGCGTTAGGATCTCAAAGTCATCAAAGATCGGTGAGTTCAGTTACGGATTCGCAAGTCAGAAATTTTCAGGTGGTGCTACTACACAAACCTTATGGGGTGGCCTTGAGTTTGGTTCAAATAAATTCAAACAGTTCCCTAGTTATTCGGGAAGGCAAGGTCGTGGATCTCGCGGATGGTTCATATATCCAACCCTTCGCAGAATTCAGCCTGAATTAATTAATAAATGGGAAGCAGCATTTGATCGTATTTTGAAGGAGTGGGGATAATGGCAACTGGTAATCGCACACTCAAACTCTCGATCCTTGCCGATGTCGATGAGTTAAAGAAAAGTCTTAAAACTGGCGAAACTGAAGTAAAAGGATTTTCTGACAAAGTTGGCGACTTTGGAAAGAAGGCTGCTGCTGCATTTGCTGTAGCTGCTGCTGCCGCTGCTGCTTATGCCACCAAATTAGCCGTTGATGGGGTCAAGGCTGCAATAGAGGATGAGCAGGCACAGTTAAGATTAGCCAACGCATTACGGACTGCCACAGGGGCAACAGATGCCCAAATAAAGGCTACTGAGGATTACATAAGCCAGACTTCATTAGCAGTAGGAATTGCAGATGATGCTTTAAGACCAGCATTTCAAAGATTATCTGTTGCAACTGGCGATGTAACTAAATCTCAACAATTATTAAATTTAGCAATTGATATCTCAAAGGGAACTGGCAAGGATTTAGGTCAAGTTACCGAAGCCTTATCTAAAGCCTATGGTGGGCAAGATACTCAATTGGCAAGACTTGGAATTGGTATTACAGCAGCTCAAGCCAAGCAATTATCATTCCGTGAGGAAACAGAATTACTTTCAAATCTTTATGGTGGTGCTGCTAGCCGTAATGCTGAAACCTTTCAAGGTCGTATTGATCGCTTAAAAGTAGGATTTGAAGAAGCTAAAGAAACTATTGGATTTGCTTTACTTCCAGTTATTGAAAGATTAATTGAATTTATTTTTGTTTATGGCACACCAATAGTTGATAAGTTTAGAGATGCTTTTAACATTATTAGAGATGCCATTGATAGAAACAAAGAGTCATTTAATGAGTTTTGGGTATTGTTAAAAGATAGGGTCTTTCCTATATTGCAGACAGTATTTGGATTTTTACTTGATGTTGGTGCTAAAGCAGCAGCAGCGATTATTGATGCCTTTGGCAAGATAGTTGGCGCAATTACTCCAGTATTAAATTTTATTATTAGCGCAATCAATAAAGTAATTGATGGAATTAACTTGGTAAAAACTGGCGCAGATATTGGCAAAATAAGTCCAATTGGTGCAAGTGCTGGTGGATTTAGTGGTGGTGGATTTGCAGGATTAGGCGCAGCTGGAGCAGGTGTAAGCGGTGGTTCAAGCGGTGGCGGTGCAGCCGGTGGCTTTACTGGATTAGGTGGAGTCGGTGGCACAGGTGGTGGCGGTGCAGGTGGAGTTGGTGGAGCTGCTGGCGCAACTAGCCTTAAAGATTTGGCAGATAAATTATTAAAAGTTCAAGATCAATTTACAGATTTAACATTCCAAGTTGCGACAGGTGGAATAAATAAGTCAGCTGCACAAAGACAATTTGATGCTTTAGAAGCACAATTTAGAGTGCTAGAAAAACAAGGCAACACATTAGCAGCCAATCCAAACATAATTATCAATGTTTCAGGTGCAATAGATCCAGAGGGAACTGCTAGAGCTGTTGCTAATCAATTAAATAGTCAGGCTGCTAGAAGCGTAACCGCGCTTAGGGATAGATAATGTCTGATTTTACACCAGACTGGAAATTAACTGTCGGTGGGGTTGATTATACTGACATAACGATTAGCGATGTTCAGCATCAAGCAGGTCGATCAGATATTTACCAACAGCCACTTCCATCTTATATTCAAGTTACTTTGGTTGCCTTAAATGGTCAGACTTTAGATTTTGACATAAATGACAGTTTAGATTTACAGGTAAAAGATAGTTTGGGATCTTATGTCAGCCTATTTGGTGGCGATCTTACTGATGTAACAGTTGCAGTTAGAAATGCTGGCGCAGCATCAAAAGTTGTTCAATATACATTATTGGCTATGGGTTCACTTGCTAAATTAACGAAAGAAATTTGGGATGACAACATTTCCCAAGATGAGGATGGCGACCAAATCTATGGCATTTTGTCAGGTGTTTTATTAGGAACTTGGAATGATGTTCCAGCAGCTTCTCAATGGTCAACTTATAATGCAACTGAAACTTGGGCTAATGCAGTCAATTTAGGATTAGGCGATATTGACCAACCTGGTCTTTATACAATGACTGCTCAATCAACTACAGTAGATACTATTTACAACATTGTTTCAGATATTGCTAATTCAGCCTTTGGTTATATTTATGAAGCAAACAATGGAAACATAGGTTATGCAGATGCAGACCACAGACAAAACTATTTGCTTACAAATGGTTATGTTGAACTAGATGCTGGTCATGCTTTAGGTAATGGCCTTTCAACAATTATGCGTTCAGCAGATGTTAGAAATGACATTTATATCAATTATGGTAACAATTTCAATTCACAGGTTACAGCTACCGATGCTGCTTCAATTGCTTTATATGGCTACAAAGCCGAAACCATCAATTCCAGGGTTCAAGGTGCTGTTGATGCTCAGGCTATTGCTGATCGTTATATTGATCAAAGAGCTTACCCACAGCCAGCATTCCAATCTATAACATTCCCAATAACTAACACAGAAATTGACAATGCTGATCGTGATGATTTGTTAGGCGTATTTATGGGAATGCCTGTTGATATTAGAAATCTGCCTAGCCAAATATCAGGTGGCACATTTCAAGGATATGTTGAGGGCTGGTCATGGAGCACACGATTTAATGAGTTGTTTTTGACAATAAATGTTTCACCAGTCGGATTTAGCCAAGTGGCGATGCGTTGGAATACAACTCCAGCCACAGAGGCTTGGAACACAATAGACCCAACATTGACTTGGGAGTACGCTACAATAGTAGCCTGATAGGAAAAGGATAAAATGCCAACTACCACCAATTATGGCTGGACAACACCA